GTAAAGTTTTGTTACTTGTTGTGTAGTACCATCACTGTCAGTACTGTTGATACAGAATTCACTAGCACCTAATGCGCCAATTGACTTGTTGACTAGTGTACAAGTTTCTTCTTTAGATCCGTCTGTAACAATAAATTTGTTTGCTGATCTTTGTTTTGTGATATGCGCCTCAGTTAGGATTTCTCCGCCTGCCGCAAATTTAACTGCTGTTACTTGAATTTTTCCTGTTCCATCACCGATGAAATTCTTATTTACAGGTCTTCCCATTTTTTTTCTCCTTCTAAAGCACCCGTTCTAACGGGTACGCAGTTTTGTCTGCATAAACACAGTATTGTGCCATAGTATTTATCTTCAGCCAAAAAAAAGCACCCCTAAAGGTGCTTTTTTAATGTTACTAGGTTTGTAACCTATCTTACATAAGTTTAACTTATGAGAATGATAAGTTTGAAACAGCTACTTCTTCTAAGTAGTCTGCCGCATTACCAAGGGATGACGCTGTGTTTGATAATTCAACATAGCCATATCTTGTCATGAAGCCTACTACTGGTTCGAAAGTACTTGGATCTAATACAACACCTGAGCTCATTAGTGGAACGTATGGGCAATAGAACGCCGCCGCATCTGCTTCACTTGAACCTTTATAACCTACTAGTACTGCTTGTGAATCAGCCGCATATGAATCAACATAAATTTTCATTGCTGAGTTCAATGTACCTACAAACTTAGTGTTTGTTGGAGCTTCAAATGTACCTTCAGTTGTTCTTGCGAACGCTGAAGTAGTAGCAGATTGTAGTACTGTTAACGCCGCTGGCGATACAACAGCCCAGTTACCTGCGCCTCTACGTGTTCTTTGAGCGATTAAGTTTGCCGCACGGTTTACTGTAACCGCTAATGCCGCATGTTCATCACCAACGAATGTAGCTGTACCAGATACTGCCGCTTGGTTATATGTAAATGTTGAACCTGATAAACTTCTTAATGAAGCTAGAACTTCTTGGTCAATTTCAACAGTAATCTCTTGAGCTAGTGCCGCCATGATTTCAGCTTCTACGTCTAGACCGTGCATTGCTTGAGCGTCTTGAGCCGCTTCAAAAGTCCAACGTGCTGATAACTTACGTGTTTTAGCTTCAACAGTTTGTTTTAAGATTTGAACGTTAATTCTACGACCTGCTTGGCCTTCTAGTGCTGATGTATTAGCCGCTAGTCCAGCAGTACCGTCACCAGAGTAAGCAACGCCTACTTTGAACGGTGATAATGCTTCATCACCAGCTGTTACGTCATTTGCTGTACCTGTTGCATTGTTTGTATCAGCATAACGTACTCTTAGTGTATGAATTTGAGCAACTGGGCCAGTCATTGGTTGTACACCAACGATTTCGTTAGCAATAACAGTTGGCATTACTCGTCTAATTACAGGAAGAATAACTCTGTTTAATGTAGCAACGTTACTAGAACTTGTTGCGCCACTTGTAGCGTTTTCTTGCAAGTGTTTCTTTGTGTTTTCTAAAATTACGGACATAGTCGATCTACGTGCGCCTTGTAAGCCTTCTAACAGAGCGTCCTTAGTTTCGTTCCAACGTCCTTCTAATAGTTGGGTTGTCATTTCTTTATTTCCTTTAAAAAAAAATTTATGCTATTATAGCCCTGCTAAACGTCGAATTTCTACAACGTTGTTGAGATTTTCTTCGCTGGCTTTAGCAGATTTATCACCAGATACTTCTACACGACTTTCAGCTAACGTGGGCTTGTCGGCCTTCGGTTTGCTTGTGTTGTTTAGAACTGCTGGCAAATACTTTTCGTATGCATTCTGAAGTCTATCAGTTTGCACACTTTCGAGTAAGCTAGACATTACATCAGCTTTCTCTGTGTTTAGAGGTTTCAATAATTCGTCAAGTTTATTCTTGCGATTTACACTTTCGTTAATCATTTTAACTTCATGTTTACTACTTTCAACTAGAGCTTCTTTTTCTTCGATTGCTTTTTGACTCTCAGCTATGATTGATTCTTTTTCATCAATTGTTGCTTGAAGTTTAGCAAGTTCAGTGTTCTCATTTAAATGAGTTACAGCAAACTCGTTTGCAAACGCTTCAAAGATACGACGTCCAAACATGTTCTCGCGAGCTGAGTGGATGTCTTCTTTTAGTTGAGCTAATTCTGAGCCTAGATTATTTGTTACTGATTCCTTAACAAGTTTAGCTGATCGTTTAACAAAAGCTGATTGTAGTTCTGCTAGTTTTGACTTAGCTTCTGCTACTAATTTAACTTTAGTTTCAACAACTGCTTTCTTGTCTTGGTCAAACTCTTTAATTTCTTCAGCTAGTGCATGGATAACAAATTTCTCTAACTTAGCAATAGCTTCAGTTTGAGTTTTGCGATCTGTGCGTAGCTCGTTGATTTCTTCAGCAAGTTTATTAACCATAAAGTCATTAAACTTACCAGCATTTTCGACCATTTGTGTTTTAAACTTAACACGGTCTTCTGCAAGAGCTTGTTTCTCATCGGCGAACTCTTTAAGTTCAGCGGTAAGATTTTCAGTTACCATTTTGTCTAGAGCTTCAACCATTACATTTTTGTCATGTTCGTAGCGACCAGCAAACTCTTCACGCAATTCAGCACGAATAGTTTCTCTGGCTTCATTAATTTGTGATTCCCAAGCTTCGTTTATAGTAGCTTGAGTTTCTTCATTAATGATGCCACTATCTAACAATGGTTTGATAGCGTCTAACATTATGATCTCCTATTTAATTTTCAAATCTTTGATTAGTCTAGTTACAGACTGTTTCAAATATTTTTGTACTCTTTGATCTGCACTGGCCTCACGTGCCATTTCGAATACCTGTTGGCCACCTTTCATATTCATCAGTCCTTCGTAAATCGCTGTTGGATATGCATTAGGGGCACTAGGTTGTGCAACTACATCGACTGTGACTATTTCGAAGTCACTTACTTTGCCGTCTCCCTCGTTAACGTTTCCGCTACCACGAGATGAAACACCAAGTTTTACTCCTGATCCCAACATGGTCTCAACTAACTGACCCATTGGAGTAGGAAGAATTTTTAATTTACCGAAGCCATTAGGTCCGTCCATCCACATATTTTCAATCATATGTGAAACACGGTCTAAATTAATTTTCAAATCATCAGGATGATCTACTTCGCCTAAGACGCTATAGCCACCCTTGATTTGTTCATTTAATGTAGAAACGGCTGTTTCAATCTCTGTTATAGGATATACACGTTCATTGTGATTTTTTACACCACCCTGAATGAATACTCCTTTCATATATAAGTCCTTACCACTACCGTCTTTCTTGTCTTCAGATAGGACTTCCATCCCAGCTTGGGTAAATGTTAAGTGCTCTTTAAGATATGTAGCCATTGTTGTTTCCTAATTAACCGTCAATTGGTGAATCTGTATCTGTACCTGGTGCTTGCTTGTTATCTGCTTTTTCTTTCTTACTATAAGCTTTACCTGCTTTAGCGCCTGGCTTGTTTAATGGATCTTTAACTAAATCGCCTTTTGGTTGAGGTGCTTTAGCTGGTTTAGTACCGTCTGGGTTACTTTCACCACCTAAGTCCATGTTTACTGCTGTACCGCCCATGTCGTTTTTGCCTGCTACTGGTGATTTAGTATCTGCACCTTGGCCGTCAGTTACAGGAGCTGGAGCTTTTTCAACATACTCTTTAACAACTTCTGCTTCTTCTTCAACAGTTTCTTCAGCAACTTCTTCAGCATCTTCGTCAACAGTTTCTTCTTTAGCTTCTTCAACTGCTTCTTCTTCAGAATCTGTAGCTTCTGCCATTGCCATTTCTTCAGCATCAACTGCTACTTCAGCTTCAGGCTCAGCATCTTCACCTGCCATTAGTGCATCAAATTCTGCTTTTAATTCGTCAAGTGCATCTTCAAGATCTTCAACACGGTCTTCTACATCTTCTTCTTCAGTTGGTGCTTCATCAGCGTCAACTTCCATGTCCATTTCTTCTTCAGCGTCATGATCTTCAGCGTCATGATCTTCTTCGTGTTCTTCTGAAATACCTTCATCTTCTGTGCTGATTTCGTCTACTAAGTCAGCTACTTCTTCAGTAGATTCTTCAGTAGATACTTCGTTTAGATCTGCATCGTCGATTAAGTTTTCATATATATCGCGTGATTTTTCAACAACGATATCGTGGAATAATTCTCGAGCTTTTGCGTCTTCATCATTAATGATGTGCTCAATAAGTTGTTCATACTTGTTCATTACGGTGAACTCCTTTTAAAAATAAAAATTTAAATCTTTGAAATCAAAATGTCTCATTTGTTCGTTATGTAATGTATTTAACGATTTATTTGGTTTTATAGGTTAAATGCGTTGTTTTTGATTGTTTTTGAAGGATAATTACAGCGAGGTTGCGTCTGATGCTGGTGCTTTGTACTGATTACGCACTGTGTCTAACTTTTGTTCGTGTTCTAGTTTACGTACATCATTCATTATACGTAGTCGATTTAACTGTTTTAATGTTAATTTAGTTTTACGTAGGTCATTGAGTTTGGCTACGGAGTTGTCGTCTTTTTCCGTTTCATAACCATGTGGTGCTGTTTCAAAAAATTCTAGTATGTTCATAAGTGTATTTACCAATCTTATAAATTTAGATCACCACCGGGTGCTTCTGGA